TGACACTGCCCCCGCCACCAGCATTTGACCCGACAGTAATAATCTCTTCTAACAAACCACCATAAGCAAACTCAAGGCGTTTTGTTTTTAGCTTTTTCAACACCTCACTAGCTTTAACTTTTTTATTTTTCATTTATACTGACCTTATGCAGCTTGCTGTATTGACAAGTCTTTTAAAAACTTGTAAGCATTTTTTAAAGATTGCGCTGAAGCATTTTTAGGAAACAACACTTCTTCATTTTCAAGTGTGTGCACATACGAAGTCTCTAAAGAAATTTCATCATATGGATAATCTTGGGGATACTCCACTTCTAGCTCAGGCAAAAGCATATTTTCATGTAGCTGTCCCAAGTCTTTCATTTTTTCTAAAGCTTGTAAGTAATCATCCATCCAGTTAAAGTCATTACCTAGTTTAGACTTGCGCATTACAATCCCATAAGTACGTTCATCATAGATGTAGGTTGCTGGTCTTTCGTCTGTAGAATAAAAGTTTAAACGTCCTTCGATAGCTTCGTGTTTTAAACGCAACATCTGCAAAGTATCTTCGCCAATTACAATCTCTTCGTCAAATTTAAACTCAGCTGCTTTGCGACTAAACCAAGTAACGCGACAATGTACCTCAGTACCTTCGCTGTATTTCTGTTGTTCTTTATAATACTTAGTGTGCAAGCTTTCAAAGTAAGTAGCTTTCTCGTGGCTAAGCTTTGCAGTTTCTCTAAAGACTTTATAGTAATCTACGTTAAACAACTCTTCGTAGTCTACAGTAAAAGGATTTAAAATAAATGCACCATCTGTTAAGTTTCTAAAAGACGCTTGTTGCGTTAAGCACACTGCGTCTGGCGGAGTTTCTAAGCTTGCTAAGTGCTGGTACATCCACACACCATGCTTTGTTAAGAAATCATCTCCGTCTATTAGAACACAATACTCAACATCAGACTTTAAAAATATATCAAATACTGAGTTTTTTCCTTTGGATGGGGTTCCATTACTCTCCGAAATATGATATTCTATTCTTTCATGTTTACAATGTGAAACAGCTTCTTGTACGTATATGGGGTTTAAACTATTAATTACAACCACCACCTGTTCTTTAGGTATGTTGCTATATTCTAAAGAAGTGTGACGCTTTAAAGCTTCTAAGTTTTCAGACGTAAGAACATAAAACTTTAAGTTCATTCTTTGCCCTTGTGTACAAGTTGTTGAATGGTGTCTGATTCATATATCCTTATTCCTAGCCATACAATAGTAAACAAGGAAGCTATTGGCGGTAACCAAGCAGCTAAGGTCATAACGGCTGTAGACGCTGCTGCAATGTCTACTACTTCTTTACCTGATTCTATGGCCATATTACATCTTCCCTAAAATAAGTGTTGTTAGTTGATACAGCACACCTGACATTATAACTACCGCTGCCATGCCTGCTACGTTCCAAATGAATGCTTTACGCTTACGTGCTTGTGCGTACAGAGTCTTCTCTCGCTGCTCTCGTATCTTCCTACGCATACCCAATAACTCTTTGTAAGCGTCAGGGCCGTAGGTGTACATCAGCAGCTCTCGTAACTCTTTCTCTTGTTGCTTTATTCGCTTATCGTGCGCGTACATCTCTAGCGCTTCTTGCTCGACTGACTTAGACGCTACCAGCCTGCGAAAGATAGGTGGATTCTCTGCTTGTCTCTTAGCTTCGTTAAAGTCGCTAACAGCGCCATACCACTTACCCACTTGGCCTAGAGTATCTTCAATCTCCCTACCCATTGAGACCATTTTCTGTACAGTCTTGAAAGCACTTGTAGCCATTGCAACAGCAGTTATAGGATCAATCATAAATAACTACCTCTGCTGGGTCTACATACACTGGCTTGCAATAAGCGTGTACAGGTGTGTGATAGCGTCTTATAGTTCCCTGTATTGTTAACTCTTCAGCGAACCATCTACATCTTGTTATGTCGTGCCAGTAGCTAGTGGCCTCTGCGTCAACAGTACCGTCGATCAGGACTATCAACGCAAAGACCAGCTTCATGCTACCAAGGTGTACCAGCTACTGAAGTAGGTGCAGCCATCTCAGCAAGCTGTGCGTCAAGACCAGCTTCCAGAGCTTCTACGTCCATAGACTCTTGCACCCAGCCAATGACAGCTTCTTCAGTGAGAGCGTCAAAGGCTACAAAGTCTACTTTCTCTACGTCAGGTGTAAAGCCACAAGTGCCATAAGAGCTTGCTGTGTGGTCGCCTACGGTCTTGCTGCAACGCCAATGGGCTACAGTTACGCCGTTGTCTGCTGAGTTACGTTCTAGTTGTGCGATTGTAAAGTTCATTCTGAAGCCTCCAGTGATGCGTTGTATGCAGCAATTACTGCGTCTGTGTGTACAGCAGCACAGATAGCCTGCACCTCTGCTGATTCGTTGCTGTAGTCCTGTCCTGCAACTACAACGTGCCTGTGATAGCCAGAACTTAGTTCTACGCCGTCCTCCATTATCTTGGTGCAGGTTCTAATCTGTACTGCTTTGTAGTCACCTACGATTTCAATCTTGTCTTCTGTTACTACTTTTTCTAAAGCCATTGTATTGCTCCTGTCTGTGCCTAGAATCCACTAGGCGTATAGTTGTTATTAATCTACGATATATGTAATACTAAAAAATAGTCTTTGACTTGTTCCTGCCGCCCAAGATTCACCATTAGTTGAGCCACCTTGATGCAAGTAGCAGATGATTGTGTTGTCTTCTATATAACCTGAGACCCCTGTAGTTGGGTTTGCTGTTGCACTGTTATAATTAATTGAAGCCACACCTCTTGAACCCTTCGCCTGAAATGGCAGACCCTGTATAGATGCCGTTCCCGACCCTGCCGCTGTAATATCGCCAAAAAATGCCATTGAAGCCATTACTACTGATCCCACTTTGACGTATTCAGCAGGGCCAGTAGTTGAGAAACTTACAGAAGGATTTACTCCTGTTCCTCCAAATGATGGAGTCCAAGTCCCCTCCTCATAATCTTCCAGCTTATTAGCAGCGCCTGTACCGCCTAAGTAGACACCGCCTGATAGGTAGAGGTCTTTGAAGCGTCCGCCTGAGTAACCCAAATTCACATAATTATCTGAAACGCTACCAGCATTTGTTACAGGGAAAAAAGAGCCATCAGTAATGCGTAAACCTCTAGTAGAGCCTGCAACGTCAAGACTTCCTGAGAAACTACCAATACTACCTACGGTTGTGCTGTCTTTGCGGAACTCTGCAATAGTGCCGTCAGATGTTTTGCGATTAAGCGTAAGAACAACCCCACCGTCCCGTGAATGCTCTGCTTTACCTATGGCAAGTAAGCTAGAGCCTGCCACGTTTCCTGAGCTTGCAGGAACAGTATCAGTAGTACCCACCAACAGGTTGCCTGATGAGTCTATGCGCATACGTTCTGTTGTGCCGCCAGTTTTAAATAGTAGAGAGCCTGCACTACCTTGTATTTGCGACTGCCACGATTGGTCTACAAAGTCTATAGTATTTCCAGAGCCTGTTGAATTAAGTAGCCTCAAAGAGTTTGAATCCGTGGTTTTAACGTGGAGTTTCCAAGTTGATGGGTTGCTCTCACCAATACCCACGTTGCCGTTTTGTAACATTGAAACAATAGTGCCAGCTCCATTATTTTGAAACAGAAAAGGAGCACTACCTACAGAACGTAAAAAGATATTACTATTATCAACACCTAATAAAAGCTGATTAGATGTTGCAGAACCTTTAAAGAAGGTGTTGCCTGCTTGGTCTATCCTTAGACGCTCTGCAACAGTTCCATTTTGTTTAGTAGAAAACTTAATACCGCCATTATTGACATCGCTGTGGTGTGTTCCTATTGATGCAAGAAACTCAGTGCTTGAAGTATACGCTCCACCTAAAGTAATTAAGTCATCATCATTGTCTAAATTACTTCCTACTACAGAGAGTCTGTCTCCTTGAGGCGAACTAGTCCCAATACCCAAAGACTCCGCAGACGCATCCCAGAACAACTTAGCATTGCCTGAGTCATCGTAGAAACTTACATCACCTAAACCGTTTACAGTAAGCTGATTACCTGCATAACCCTTAATATTAAAAGGGCCAGAGGTTGACATATTTGACCCTTGAGTAGCGTTGTCCACTTCAAAAGCATATCCACCACTACTCCTAGATACTTCTCTACCTGTCAGTTTTAATGATGTACTTGCCGCTGTGTATACAAAGGATGGCGTTGTGCCTGTGTCCTCGTAGAAGCTGATGTCTCCGTTGTTGGCTATTTTAAGGCGTTCTGTGTTGCTGTTGGCGAAGGTTAACGCGGTAGTCGAGGCAGGGTTCTGTATGACCCAACTTTCAGTGCCGTCTTGAAAAAGCTGAATACCCGCAGATGCGCCAGATGCTGTATTAACCATCAGCTTGGCGCTGTTACTTGCAACACCTTCACCTATCTTAGCGTTTCCTGACGACACAAGCCCATCCATCGTGGCTGTGCCAGTAACGTCTATGCCTGTGGCTGTGGTGGCTAGTTTTTGAGCGTTATCATAAAATAAACTAGCCGAACCATTTGCTACAAAAGCCGCGTACTGTTCACCACTCGTTGCTTGTAAAGCCAAGTTGTTTGCACGAACAATAAGGTCGCCTGTTCCTGCATCTTGAACGTAACTATTACTACCATCATGATAAATCTGTAGATCATCACTAGCACCAAATGTAGCCTTACCGTTGTCTGGTAAAGCTATGCCGCCGTTGGCTACAATCTCTGCTGAGGGATTAGTACCAAGCTCAACAATAGCACCTGCGTTGTTCTCTGTAAAGATACGCTTGTCCGCTACGTTGACCGCCAGTTCACCTTGAACCAACTGAGCTGCTGTAGGGACGGCAGAAGCTGTAGAGCTATTCTTTGTTACAATAGTTGTTGCCATAGTTAATTACCTTTAGTAAGTTCCGCCGTCAAGCGTACCAGTAGTCATGTTGTCTGCGTTTAAAGTAGAAGAAGAAGTTAGTTTAGTAGCTAGAGCGTTTGTCACTGTTGTGGAGAAGTTAGCATCATCTCCTAAAGCTGCTGCAAGTTCATTTAATGTATCTAATGTTATAGGAGCAGAGTCTACTAAGTTAGCAATAGCTAGGCTAACCGCTGCTGCTGTGTTGGCTTCACTTGTCGCTGCTGCACTAGCACTAGCTGCTGCGGCTGTTGCGCTACCTGCAGAGGCTGACGCTGACGTAGCTGATGCTGTAGCGCTAGTAGAAGCTGCTGAGGCGCTAGTGGCTGCGTTAGACGCGCTAGTGGCTGCGTTAGACGCGCTAGTGGCTGCGTTAGACGCGCTTGTAGAAGCTGTAGAAGCGCTGTTAGCTGCGTTAGTTGCTTGTGTAGTTGCCGTAGCTGCGCTTGTGGATGCAGACGTAGCGCTGTTAGCTGCGTTAGTCGCGCTAGTGGCTGCATTGCCTGCGCTAACAACTGCTTCAGCAGCCTTAGTAGACGCTGTTGATGCAGAAGTAGCTGCATTGCTTGCAGAGGTAGCTGCGTTGCTGGCAGAGGTAGACGCTGCTGATGCGCTAGTAGCTGCGCTAGAGGCGCTAGAGGAAGCATTAGATGCTGATGTAGCTGCGTTGCTCTCTGACGCAGCAGCGTTGGTTGCGCTAGAAGATGCCTCAGTAGCCTTGGTAGTGGCTGTAGAAGCGCTCGTAGACGCACTAGAAGCGCTTGTGGCTGCTTCTGACGCTTTAGTGGTAGCTGTGGTAGCGTATGTGCTTGCAGCGCTCTCAGAGGCTGCTGAGGCTGTCTCAGAGGCACTAGCATTTGTAGCTGAAGTAGATGCTGAAGTAGCGCTATTGGCTGCGTTAGTTTCGCTAGTAGCTGCGTTAGTTGCTGACAGCTCTGCTGCATCTGCGAATACATCTACACCTAACGCACTAGCTGCTGCGGCTGCTGCACTAGTAGAGGCTTCAGCGGCTTTGGTAGTTGCTGTGGTTGCTTGTGTGGACGCTGTAGCTGCACTAGCGGCAGACTCACTTGCTTTCGTAGAAGCTATAACAGCTTGGGCAGTGACTAGGCTAAGAGTAGCGTCGTTGGTAGAATCACCAGCACCACCTTCACCTCTGAATATAGCCATTGTAGCTCCTAGGAAAACAAAAGAATATAATAAAAAGAATAAAGAAAGGGGACTCCGAAGAATCCCCGTTCAGTTGTATTAGCCTTGAACAGCTAGTACGATGCCTGCTTCTGGACGGAGTACTTGAGTACCGTACAGAGTGTCAGCAGTGTAAAGAGTGCCTAAGAACTCTTGCTTGTACTGAGTCTGTGAACGAACACCTTGTTGTTCAGCCAGAACCATAGCGTCTTTGTGCAACAGAATAGAAGCACGAACGCCTGTCTCAGTTGTTGGGCAGTTGCTAGAAACATATACGTTAACGCCGTACAGGTTACCAATCTGACCGTTCTTAACACCCTTGCCGTCTACGAAGTCAGAAGACATGTAGCGGTCAATGCCCATGATAGCGTTACGCAGAGCAGGTGGAACAACATAGCTACGACCGTCCATTGGTACGTCTTCGTCATCAAGCTTCTGAATCAGGTTACGGAAAGCAGCGTCAGTGAAAGCGCCTACGTCAGCAGTGCCATCAATGTCGTATGCTTCCAGAGCTGAACCAGCACCAATCTGGAAAGAAGCGCTGTGTGCCCAAGAAGAACCGTTACCGTTACCCAGAGACTTGCCCAGAGCAAACAGGTCATCGTCAACTTGCTTGGCCAAACCGTAGCCAGCGTCACCAGTGTAGAACTGACGCAGTGAAGCGAGAGCCTGTACGTTGGTGATGTCTTCGATCAAACGTGAGAACTCGAAGTGCTTGTTGATGCTGATCAGTACTTCTGATTCAACATTGTTCTGGATAGTAACAGCGGTGTTAGCTAGTTTAGCGTTAGCAGTACCACGGACAGGCTTAGGAACGTGAATGGTATCGCCTTTCTTGCCTGACATGCTCATCTTCTTAACAAGGTTCGCAAGAATCAAGTTAGTCTGATAAGCTGCTACAACCTCGTCACTCCAGATTTGTGGAATGAAAGTTGCTGCGCTAGTGTTGTCTACTGCACCGCCCATAGCGGGATATACTGAAGTTGCCATAATATAAAGTCCTTAAAGATTTAGTGTCGGACTCTCCCTTCTGAATAGGCTTTGATGATTTCATCAGATAAAGCCAAGTATCGTTCTGGATCGTCCCTCATTAGTTTAATAATGTCGGCGCGTCTATAAACTTTCTTCCCTTGCGTCTCTCCACTGCCTTGAGCTGTGCCTGTTGATGCAGTTTTGATAGCAGCTTTACGACCTGCCATTTCAGACGCTACAGTTTGATTAACCGCTTGTTGACGTTCTTTCCACGTTGTGAAGAGTTCATCTGCTGCATCATAATCGTACTGCTTGTCTGCCTGAGCAAAGAGCTGTTTTCTAATCTTAGAACCTTGAATCCAGTCAACAAACTTCTGGTCTTGTAGCACATTCTGCATGTCAGGATGACGCTGCTGTAGTTGTGAAAGTGCTGTAGACTTTTTGTATTGCTGTGTTACTGCTTCGGCTTCCCTAATCTTAGGGTGATTATCAATAGCTCTCCTGACGGCCTTGTCAGGGTCTGAGAAGAAGTCTATTTCTTCGTCAGGTTCTGGTGCTTTTTGGTTGTCGAGTTGTGTCTTTATATATTGATCGACTACGCCGCGTAACTCACCTACCTCGGAACTCTGCCGCCCTAGGAGCTTCTCAGCTTCTTGGTGCATCCGTACAATCTCTGCAGTGCTCTTCCCTTTGTACTTCTCTGGTATGTCTTCTTCAGGAGGTTGCTGATATTCAGGCTCCTGTTGAGCGGTGTTTACTTCGTCTTCGTCTTCTGGACGCTCGTCTATGAGTGTTGCCATTATTAAACTCCGTGATCTAAATCATTGTGGAGGTTTATATTATGAAAGGGTTCTTACGAGTTAGCCTTTCTCTCTTGTAATATCTTCTGCTGACGGTTCTTCGCCCACTTCTCGGTTGCACCTAAAAAATCACCGCTAATGGGGTCTAAAGCAGAACGTACAGGAGATATAATCTTTTCAGCCATCTTGTTACAATCTAAGCAAGGTGTGTGTGTTACTCCAGATTTGACAAGTCTTTCATTGACATGTCCATCTTCACATTTAAAATCAAAAAGCAGAGCCATTACGCTTCTACTTCTTCTGGTTCCTCGTTAGCTTGCTCTTCGGCTGCTTTGATTTGAGCTTCTAAGTTGAGGATGTTTGCAATGACTGCCAGTTGCCCTTTACGGAAGTACAGGTCATTACCATCTTTACACGCTTCAACTGAGTTGATAACAGTAGCGTTCTGCATCAGGTCTTGCTGTAGTTGTTTCCAGCCAGCATCCATAAACATAGTGCGGTAGTTATCGTAATACTGCTCAAGTTCTTTATCAATCATACTGTTTCTCCATTTAGGACAGTTTTTATAAGTTATTGTTATATACTACAGCTCTATTATAACACAAAATGCTATAAAAGTCAAGTAATATTTTTATTATTTACCACTTCTCCTTATCTGCCCAGTAAGCTGCTGACATCTTGCCTTTAGCAATGTTAGAGCCGTGACGAGCTTTGAAACTAGCGCGTTTCTTCTTCATTGCTTCGCTTTCGCCTGCCTTGGGCTTGCCTGCTGTACTAGCGCCTTGCTCACCAAACCTGATTGTCTTAACTTGGTCGCCTACCTTGGCTACAACAACGTGGCTTTTCTTTGGGTGGCTAGGTGTACGCTTAGGTTTGTTATAACCGCTTACGCCTGCTCTAGCTAACCGTGGGTCTTTCTTGTCTGTTGGCATATCTATCTCTCTATAAGGTGCTTAAACAGCTACACTAAGCGGCAAAACACCACCTAGAGTAACCAAAACAGTATCTTATGCTAGTCTTGCTTGGCCTTTGGTTTCTTAACAACAACCTCTTGTTTTTCCTTGGCCTCCAGTGCAGCTAATCGCTTTAACACCTCCTCAAAGCTGGCATTAACCTGCACTACAACGTCTTGTAACTCTCTGCGTGTAATCATTGTGGCATTAGTCCTTGTGGTTGTGGCGCTGCAGGGGCTTTAGCACCCTCTTTGACAGCAATCTCACGCTCTTTAAGCAGCTGCTCAGACACTTTCAGACGGCGTTCGAACTCTTTGTCGTCCTGTGTACCCGCTTGCAGATTAGTAGTGACTGCTTTCATGCGCTGAATCTCTAGTTCCTGTGGAATTACTTGAGCTTCCATAGTAATCTTCTGCGCTCTAGCTTGAGATTCTGTAGCTTGACCGTTAAGTGCAGCAGTTTGTGACGCTTGGAAGGCCAACTGAGCCTGTTGTGCTGCCTGCTGTGCCTGCTGTGCTTCTGGATTAGGCTCGTTAGCCTGCTTCAGAGACGCAATAAGCTCTTCACGGTTAGAAAGATTCATGTTATCAATGATAGATTGAATCAATTGTGGGTACATAGGGGTGTCTGGAGACATTGTTTGCAACAACTGCACCAACTGAGTTACTTCGTATTCACGAGCAATGATGCCTAGCGAGCTACTAACTTCAAACTTGTAGTCTGCAACAGGATACATCTCAGGTTGGAACTGCATATAACGATAGGCAGCCTTAGACACCAGAGGAATGATGAAAGATTCTTGGAAATTGATCAATGTACGCTTGTGACGCTTGATGATAGCGCCTAAACTCATAGAAACGCCCGCTGCCGTGGCTTCTCCGTTAATAGACCCTGAGATACCAGCACTGTCTATAGCGCCTGTAGCGGTCTGTACCATGCGTTGTAGAGCATCTGCTTGTGCAAAGGTAATTTGATTAACATTACCAAAGTTAAATGGCTGCAACACTTCTGCTGGATTACCATTTGTCAAGATAATTTTTCCTGGCCTAATCTCTGGTTTGGAGCCTCTAGGCATACGAGAAGCGTCCATAGCAATCATTGGGTGGATAGTGAGTGCTAGAGCGTCGATACGAGCGCGTAGTTCAGCGTCTAACGCCTTTTGAGAGTTATACCCTTTCTCACATACACCACGACCCCAGAAGCGGCTAGGAACAATATCCCAAGGGAATGCAATGACTGGACGATCCTGCATCATGTACGGATTCTTTTCTGCTTTAAGAAGAATACCGTCGTTGCCAATGACAACAATAGCTTCTACATAGTAGCTGTCGTCTTCTTCATCATCTACTTCTAAGTCTTCCTCTTCTGCGTCTTCGTCCGTCATAGCTTCTGTGAGCAAGTGACGAGGAACCAATCCATAATATTTGGTTAATCTTATCTTGTCTTCGTCATAGCGTGACAGGTCTTGATCTGGTTCGATGTCGGTGTCGGAAGAGGCTTCACCAATCTCTACATCACGATAGACACCTTGTTCCTGTAGCTGCTCTACAATGTGTTTAGACACAAAGCGGTCAACAGCACAGCCCATAGCGTCTTCAACAGAAGTTGCCATTGGATCAATCAAGAAGTTCTGTGGCATAACAGGCTCTATCTTAACCACTGTACGGTCTTTGATAGTAACACCAACAGCTTGTAGCTGACCGTCCATGATAGGCTGTGTTGCTGGAGCCATCTCTTTTTCTTCAGCCAGTACAATCTCTGCAATGCCTGTACCGAACACAGCAGCGTTGATTAAACACTCTGCTACACTCTTTCTAACCTTGTTTCGTTTAAAGTCATCTGTCAAGTGACGACGAAGCATAACAATGTCTTGTGGGTCTTGGTCGTGCAGATCATCTTTAATATCAAACCACTTACCACGTCCAAAGGTAGCTTCTTCCAGCTCTGCTACAGACGACTCAACAGCCTGTTGCAGTGCAGGGCTTACAATGCGGGAACGCTCAGACTCTCGTGTCTTGTCTTCGTGGCTCCACTGTCCACGCCACAGGCGGTAATACTCGTCAAAGCGCTGTGAATAGTTTGCTTCGTAGTAGTCGCGCCACGACTGGCACTTCTCACCAACCCAGCCTTCTAGTGTTTCGCTGATGTAAAAATCATCTTTATCAAAAGACATATTAGTATCCTGAGTATGAGTCTAAATATTCATGTTCATCTTCTTCAAAATCAATTGCGTAGGCTACCTTAGCTAACTGGTCTATGTAGGCTAAGGAGTCTATCAAGTCATCGTGAACAAGTGCGTTTGGGAACTGAAACAACTCGTCTAAGAACTGACTGTTCCATGTCCCCGTGTTTAATGTGATTGTACCGTGTTCAAAGCGCCCTTGCAGCGCCCATACAATCCTATCTATCTTTCTTTTATTGCCGTGTGTTAACTCTTCAATGCGGAAGAAGCGTTGGTTCTTTTTCATTATGTCATTTAAGTAGGGATAGACAGCGTTCTTCAAGGCTCCCTTTTCGATTCCGACAGCAACTGGTTGATAGTCTCTAACTGCTTCAAAGATTTTTCGTGCTGTCTCTTCAACACCCCAGCGTCCGTGAATGATGTTAGCAACCCACCAGCCCTCTTCGCTTGCCTTAACCACCGCAATTGACGTTTGGTCAAGTCGCTTGGTTTTAGTAGTAGTTTTTTGGACATCTGCAAATCCTGCCAAATCCACAGCAATATAAAACTGACCATTCTCAGGTTCTTCTTCGCTGAATTTAATATGTTCTTCTTTAAATAACTCTCCACCAGCAGCTTCAAAGGAAGCCATAAACTCTTGTCTAAACGAGAAGGCAGACATAGACTTCTTAGCTGCTTCAATCTCTTTAGGGTCTAGTAGTGGGTTGTCGTAGCTTGTAAAGTGCCAACCTTTAAATGTTTCATCGTCTGCTATACAAGCATATTGATAAAGATCATAGAAGTGATTACGACCCATTGGCGTACCAATGAAGAGTGCATTACCCTTCTGATCCGCAAGAGCAGGTCTAAGGATTTGCTCCCACACCTCTGGCTTCATATCAGCGTATTCGTCCATAACCAAGAACTTCAAGCTAACACCACGCATAGTCTCTGGTCTGTCAGCACCCTTCAGGGCTATGGTAGCGCCATTGACTAGCTTAATCTGTAGGTTGTTGACGTGGCTGCTGGCTATAACGGGGTGTCCAAGCTCTAGCAGCGTCTGCCACATAATGTCTCTAGCCTGACCCTGTGTAGGGGCAACGTAGAACACATGGCCGCGTTTAACCTGTAAGGCATTGATGATTAGTAGCCAAGCAGCTAACCTAGACTTCCCTGTCCTGCGTCCTGCCGCTATTACTTTAAACCGTGTGGGGTCGTTGAAGACCTCTTGTTGCCACGGAAGTAGAGCTACCGCTAATTCAGTCAACTAGTAATTCTAGCCATATCAGTAAACCCACACTACAGGAGCTTCATTATCGTCAAGGTCGCGGATGTCAACATGGATGAAATTACTAGCAACTCCAATGCCATTAAAACCAAGCGCGATGGCATGTTTAACAATTGTATATCTTTGATTTCCACCACTGACTTTAATGTCAGCTGCAATGCCTTGAGCATGTGTTCCTGCTTTCTCCTTTTTAGCTTCTATGGGGTGTGTTGGGCTTCTATAGCCGCTGGTGATGATGAAGGGGAAACCACAAGCTGCTCTTAACAAGTCAAGCTTTTTAATGAGTTCGTCTTTGATCTCATTCTCGCCTGTGTACTGACAAGCAAACTCGCCTCTTGAGAAGTATTTAGATTCATGGGACATCTTGATAATCAACCTCTTCTGCTTCTTCGCTGCCAGAGATAATTGTAGTCTCTCCACCAACACCAGTTATTGATATGTTTATAGCGCTTCTGCTACCACCTGCTTTATCCTTCTCAAAATAACTAACAGGTAATAACCTATCCATACAGAGCTTCCAAGCCGCTGCTTGGTTCTTGTGGTCATCATCTAACGCTGCATTGAGAATGCTGTCTAACACCTTCCTACTCTTTGGCGATGCAAGCATTCTTGCTTTGTAGTCTTCGATGACAGCAGCATCCCCTTTAGGTCTGCCTCGTGCTACTCTGCTGCCCTTGGTTTTATTATTAACCAAAGCCTTACTGGGTCTTCCTACCTTTTTAGACATAGATTGCCTCTATAGAGTCTATGTAGTCTTAAACGCTCTTTAGTGCTTAGAGCGCTACAGTGCTTAGAGCGCCTTAACTCGCTATAGCGACATTAGAAGTAATATTTAAAGATATTTATTATATGTTTTTAATTTATATCTAAGAGGTGCTATAGGGAGTTAAAGAGCTATTAAAGAGTGCTTTTAACTATATAGTCTATTATAGCATATTTTTAGTCAAAAGTCAAGAACTATTTTCATTATTAACTAAATAACTTTAGAAGCTTGGTTAACCCTTGGTTAGTCCCGTTAGAGAGCTGTCCTTTCTCCAGCGGATTTCAGCAGTCACAGAGTCTCCGCAGTCGCTTTTGTTTCTCCTTAGATTTCAATAGCTTATATAGACTATGTGCTGTATTGACTGGTTAGTTAACAGAGGTCTATTTTGACTCTTTTTTGTATCTGATGGGGTACAGTAACAATTCCACAGACTCCAGCCCCTCCCCCGTCCCCGCTAGCACACCCACCTCAGCCTGCTGAGTCCTGCAGAGTTATCCACAGGTTATACATGCCTGGTCGCAGAGTTATCCACAGTTTCTCCACAGGTTATCCACAGGCTGTGTAGTCTGGGGCGTGTGTCTATGGTGGTACTCTACAGCCACTGTCTAGACTTATTCATACGCCACAGTCCCTATGCGGACCGAGGCTATATAACTTACATGGATGGTTTAGCATTTCATTATAGCTAAATAGTATTTGACTGGGTAAATCGGTAGAGACTAAGATAGGCGCACTAAACAAACAAACAAATAGAGGTGATATTATGACTACAATAAAAACTAAATACGGATACAGCGTAGACTGCTACGGCGATTGCAACGAATACGCTACGCTATTCATGTGCTTTGATGATGAATGCTTTGACGGTCACACCGAGAGCAACTTTAAGAATTGGCGCAGTGCGGTGCTTGAATTATCAGAGTATGCCCACCGCAATGGAACCGAACTGGTACAGCTTGAATCAGATGAATAGCATTAACCAATACAACAAACAGGGGTGACACAATGACCAACGAAACACTATACGAAGACAGCGCATTCGCAGAATGGTTGAAGACTATGCCAACCCATGTGAAAAGTGACTACGACGAATTGCGGGTTGATATGCAAGGAACGCGCGTCCAAGTGATTTTCTATATTGAAGATTGATTTAACAGGTGGCATTGACTACAGTGTCACCGATTAAACCAACACAACAATAAAGAGGCATGACACCATGAAACACTGGGAACTTGAACACAACGGCAATCACATCCGCATCGAATGGAACGAGTCAGCGACTTTTAACCTGCAAACGCCTATCGGTGGCGAATGGGTTGATTATCACTGCTTTACTTGCTACGGTATAGAAACGGAGCAGGAAGCGTTAGAATGCGCCTACGATGTACTAAATGAACTAGAACCAGAGGAATACTAAAAATGAAACTTAAAAAAATCGGCAGTAATCAAACAGAATTATTTAATAACGGTTTAGTAATATTATTTAGCTACGAAACCCCAGTCGCTGCGCTGCTGCCTAGTGGTCGCTATATTAAAACAGGCACGAAGTACAGCACAACAACAACAAGGCACGTCAACAGCTGGCTACAAGGCGTGTTTAGCGACGTTGAGACAGTGGCGCAAGGTGTGCTTGATGGTTTAGTTCAGGAGGTGAACTAATGAGCAACTACAAATCAGCAATAGATAGGCTAAACAGATGCAAGACAGTGGACGACATAGACCGCGCATTAATAGGCTTCGAGCGCGTTCATAAAGTCGGCCATTTAACAGACAACGAGCTTCGGCGATTGGACGCGAAAGCGTTTGATATAATATTAGACTGGCAAGAGGTGAACTAATGAGCAACCAAAAGTTGATTTTATTTGTTGGCGACTATATACAACTACACAGCAATTTTTTAGGCGATGCGTCGGAATGGTTACAAGTTATAGACATAGAGCCATACGACCTCTGTGTGCTGTCTAATGGGGCGCGTGTTTGCGCCTCTAGTGAGTATATAAAAGAGGCACTCTCTGAGGGTCAATATAAGGAAAAACACAATGGATAACTATAAAGGCAATAGCGCACTAATCCGCCAACAAGCGCGACAGCAACGGCGTGAGCTATCAATTAAAATTGTGGGGTGGTTTGCCCTAGGATGCGGTGCAATCGTAGGTGCTGGCATGTTCTACGCGTTTGCGGTGTTTGTGTTGGCTATGGGGTAGCAATTAACGTCTAAGCTAGTTTAGGGGCATAGCAGTACCCTAGCATGGTCAGACATACTAAAACGCCTCAGAACGCATTACAGAGCGTTCTAGGGGCATTGATAACCGATAGAGGTGATATTATGGCGATTATTATACAATCAAGTAACAGTTATAACGGCAGAGAGACGCTGACAATAAGAGAGCAGGAAATTGTAGATTTTTGGTGCGATATACCCATGAAAAGAACATACGGCGATAGCTTCACTTTTAAGGGTGTGGATCACACTGTAAAAATTAACGGTAGCACTCTGCACCATATTTTCCTGCATAGCTTAAAAAGCTCTCCAAGGTTTAGAGGGGCAGTGTTAACATATATAACCAATCTAAATAACGCTACAGAGGTGACAGAATGAACATAGACAGAGAACACGGCGACGACTTGGACGAATTGCATAGCTGGGAGAATAGGTTAACCAGACCGCAACAGGTATTGTTTAAGCAACAGGACTTTTTCATGCTTGCCAGAGACTTTGCAGTCAATTGCAGGTATTTAGAGGCGCGTAAGACTTGGGAACCCATGGATCAACACATTGAGATGCTAGGTGATTTAGTTGAAATGCTTAACGATGTTGTTTCCCGTAATAGAGACTAAAGAGACTGTAGCGACTAAAGCATTCTACAGGGTAATATTAAATATTATTTATTTACATTCTTTAGAGTGCTTTAAACTATAGAGTCTATTATAGCATATTTTTGACCGCTTTAGAATAGTGAGGTTTATTATGTTAGACATTTTATTGTGTTTTATTATTGTTTGCACCATAGTAACATGGCAGACGTTAAAGAATGACGATGGGGGTGATTTATGACTGGAAGAACTCATGGGGGCAAAGGCAGTCGCCAACGGCCCACCAGTAGTAGTTTTTATGACAATTTCGATGCTATTTTTAAAAAGAAACCAGAGCAGGAGGTTAACAACGTGTTTAAAGAATATATGCAGGGTGGTTTAACGCCAGAGATTCAAGCGTTATTGAAGGCGCAGGTTGATATTCAACAAGGTTTATTTTCTATTAAGCAGGCCGCTAATTTCTATGATGTTGAAATAATGGATATTATAAACTTTATAACAGAGTCTCAAGAGTATGACGAATACAGCAGGAGCGCACGATAATGGCTTCTCAGCGCGTTATGTTATTTAGAGGGCAACACCCTGCTTTAGTCTCTGGAAACGCTTACACGTACAAAGAGCTGGCTTCAGTGGCGAAGGTGGGCGTTAACACCATGAAAAACAGAGTGTGGCATCTCAGAGAAGTAACAGATGAGCATTTGTACCCTGTTAACGGACGCTGTAGGCTTAAAAACAAGCGTCCAGTGAATTACACGCCAATGGATAGACTAGAAACTAAAACAGACAAAGAAAGCCAACAATGGCTCAGGAGACGTTTATTATGACATCGACACATCAAGCACTTATGACGAAAAAACTACACTTGATCGACATAACAAACAGATGGGGTGAGTAATGATAGAAATTATTTTAAACATTATGTTTTTTATAGCACTAGTGGTACTATCACGCGGAGCTTGGTTACTTCACCAAGACGCACAAGACGCATATAACGAGAGGAATAGAAAATGATGATAAATGTTTTTGATAGAATGCTAGGGTTAGAGTTTAGAATGGGCGTAGGTTTTGACGTTGAAGCGGTAGAGTCAAAGCCTGTATGGGTACATAACAGCATCACCGAGGAAACCAGCGCAATGCCGTTTGACGGGCTAGTGATCTTGTTACCGTTTATGATTATTACTTTCGGTTATGTGTACACAATAGAGGATTAAACAATGGCATTTACAAACATTCATCTACCATGCGAGAACTGCGGCTCCTCAGACGCTAAGGCAGTTAATGACAATGGTTCGACAATATGTTTTTCATGTAATCACTTCACCAGAGGCGATGGACAGATGCAAGCGGTAGAGCTGACAGAAGATGTTGCACCAAGGCCTAAGCAGAACTTCAGCTCAGTAGAGAATCTGCTCACTACAGCAACATATAAGGGAATACCAGAACGCTGTATCACACAGGCGACAGCCAAGTTCTTTGGTGTACTGGCAACGCCAGATAAGTATTATTTTAGTTATCACAACCCAGACGATAGCAACTTACCTGTTGCTGCGAAGGTGCGGCAGATAGACAAGCAGTTCTCTGTTATTGGTGATTGGGCCAGCGTAGGCTTATTCGGTCAGCATTTGTTCAACGGTGGCGGTAAGTTTATCACCATAGTCGAAGGCGAGTTTGACGCACTAGCAGCTTATCAGATGACAGGCAGCAAGTACCCTACAGTGTCAATCAAGTCTGGTGCAGCGTCTGCGCTGAAGGATTGTAAGGCATCGTATGAGTTCTTAGACAGCTTCGACAGCATTGTTATTTGCTTTGATGGTGACGAGGCAGGCAGCAAGGCAGCTAAAGAGGTAGCAGAGCTATTTGGCGGCAAGTCTAAGGTAATGAAGCACCCACCACACTACAAAGACGCTTGCGACTACCTGAAGGAGAATGACGCACATGCCTTCACCGCCGCTTGGTGGGCAGCAGAACGCTTTGTGCCTGACGGCATCATCAACGGTGCTAGTCTCTGGGACGAAGTGAACAGACCTGTAGAGGCAGCTTCTGTGATGTACCCGTGGGACAGCCTTAACAAGCTAACCTACGGCATTAGAGAGGCAGAGCTGGTGACTATCACGGCAGGCTCAGGACTGGGTAAGTCTCAGTTTGTACGAGAGATTGTCTGGCACATAGTGAAGAAGTCAGAGAGCAACATAGGCTTGCTATTCCTTGAGGAGAACGCCAGAAAGACAGCATTGTCTTTGATGTCGCTGTCAGCCAATAAACCTTTACATATACCAACCACAGAAAGCACTGAAGAAGAACGCTGGGACGCTTTCAGTAAGACTCTAGGAACACAGAGACTATTCTTGTTTGACCACTTCGGCAGCACCAGT